GCGAATACCGGCTACAATATGTACGCCAAGGATCGCGCCTATGAGGCCGAGCGTGCTGATGCTGCGTGGAGCCAGCAGATGCAGGAGAACCAGCGGCAGGACAGTCTGGCCCAGCAGAAGTACAAGAACGAGCTGGCCGAGCGGCAGTATCAGGACACCCTGCGTCAGCAGGAGTTCAACAACAATGTCACCAGCGAGAAGCTGAACATCGCCAAGGGCGAGTGGGCGCTCAAGCAGTCCAAGGCGGCCCAGAGCGCCCAGCAGGCTGCGGCAAACGCCGGGGCAAAGAGTGCGGGCGTCTCGGGCGGGGAGCCGGTGCTGGCTTTAGGTGGCACGGTCGTGCCCTACAGCGCCGCACGCCTCTACCGTCAGGGCAGGAGCGACACGGCCATCCGGAGCGAGCTGCTGAAGGAGGGCTACTCCAACGAAGAGATCCAGAATATCCTGAAGCAGCTGGGAAGCTGAGGAAACGAAAAAAGGCCGCAGCACGGAACACGGAAGGGTGTTCTGGGCTGCGGCCTTGGTCTGGTTTGGGATGTTCTGGAGCTGTTTATAAAGTGGAGGAGGGAAGCGGCCTACGAGTTGCGGCACCCGGCATCCACTGCACGGGACGCCCCACGGAGCTACCACGGTAGACATTCCTACAGGTTGGTTCGAGTCCTACTGGGCACCCCACGGAGCTACCACAGTAGACATTCCTACAGATTGGAACCCGCGGGCTAAGCGACAGCCCACTGGGCTGATTGCTTACCTCGCCTGCGGCGAGGCCGCCCTGTTCTCGTCCCACTGGGCACCTAAAAGAAAAAGTCCGCTGCATTGCAGCGGACTTTTTAGTGGGGTGCCCAGTGGGACTCGAACCCAAGAAATTACTATCTGTCGTTAAAAACTTACTGCAAAGAGTGTGGTACACCGTGCATTTTATCCCAATGACATGCACCCGATAAAGGACAAATACCAGAGCTGAAAGGTGACATTGTGGTAAAAAGTGAGGTACAGATTCGGCCTTAGCCCAGCAGTTTATCAAATGCAGCGTTCACCGCCTGTGCGGTGTTCTCAGCGTCACCGGTAAGGGCGTGGCCGTACACGCCGAAGGTGTCCATGTCCTGACTGTGGCCTACAAGGCCCTTCACTTCACCCGCCGGGAGCGTCTTTGCAACGCTGACGAAAGTGTGGCGCAGTTCATAGGTGGAAATGGGCTGAATGCCGTTTGCGTGGCAGTAGGCCCACCACCGCGTGTGATAGTGGTGCTGGTTGTTGATGCGGAACACGCTACCGGTGCTGCCGGTGAACCGCCGTTGATCCTCCAGCACGGCCCGCGCTCTGGTGGAGAGGGCGAACGACCGGACGGCGTTCTGGTTCTTGCCCTGCGTCTCCTCGCCTAGCTGGTTGATGGATCGGCAGATGTACACCACGCCGGCGTGCACATCTTCCCAGCGCAGGCCCAGCAGCTCACCCGGACGCAGGCCGGTGAGAACCTGAAAGCGGTAGGCGTTGATATAGGGGTCTGGCACACGCTGGCGGTTGAATGTGGTGACGTCTGAGCTGAACAGTACCGCCAGTTCATCGGGCTGCAACACGTTCTTGCCTTTGTACCGTGCCCCGGCGGGGATTGTTAACTCCTCTGGCGCGTAGGCTGAGATCCTGCTTTTGCGGCAGTATTTGCAGAATGCCCGCATGTCGGCTGCAATGGACTTCAAGGTTTTGCGGCTTTTCCCGGCAGCGTGGGCCAAGTTGAGCACGTCTTGCAAATCCTGATCGGTGAGGTGGTCAACCTTCTTTGCGCCGATGATCGGCAGCACCCAGACCCGCCAGCGGCTTTCTAGTGGCCGGTAGTTGTCCGCAGAGGTGGACAGCTCCACCGAGCGCAGCCAGAGCGCGCCCACGTCCGCCACGCGCACACCCTTGGCGCAAACGCCGCTGTCTAACCATGCGTCCGCTTTGGCGTTCGCTTCCCGCTGGCCTGCGCGGCCCTGAGTGCTGCTGTAAAAATACCGGCGCTGTCCATCCTTCTGCACAGCAATGCGCCACTGTTTGCCGTTCCAAGTGGCTGTGTTCGTTCGTTTACCCATGTGTATAACCTCCTGAGCATAGCTTGAAAAGCCTGCCCAGAAAGGGTATAATACCAGATGTGAGGGTGGTATTGTCCTTTGTGGGCAAGCTATCTATCAAAAGCCGTTCCCGGTTGCCGCCGGGGGCGGTTTTTCTGTTTTATTGTGCAAATTGTATAGAGCTGTGGTGCTGATCGGGGGAGATCGGCAGCCCCAGCGGGGTCAAAATGCACAAACAAGGGCGTTCCCGGTTGCCGCTGGGGACGCTCTTTTATTTTTTATTGGGAATGAATTTTTCTATCTTACGTTGCTTGAATCGCTCTAATTCAAAAATTAAAAAATCGTCGGTTAATGCATCAAGTTCCTGCATTTCACTGTACGAAACCTCAAGGGTGCCCTCTGGATACTCAATCCATACAAAAGCGTCTCGAGGGTCATACCCGAGGCGATACCCGATATACAGTAATTTATCTTGCAAATGTGAAATTCTTCGCGGATCGTCAGGAGCGGAAATGTCAAACAAATTTTTGTGAAAATATTCAACATCTACTCCAAGAGAACGAGCGATTTTTTCCAGAGTGTTATACTTCGGGTTCCTTATTCCGCGCTCATACTGACTGATATTCTGTGATGTGGTGCCGACTTTCTCGGCAAGCTGTGCCTGTGTCAAACCTGCTTTTTCTCTAGCCGATTTGATTTTTTCCGCTACGCTGTCATTGTCCATGTGCATTACCTCCCTACTCAATAGAGTATCACAAGTTTGAGAAAAATTCAATTGAGTTTCCAAAAAGACTCTTGACAAACTCAAAAGAATCAGTATAATGCAACATAGAAACTCAATTGAATTACACAACACACAGGAGGAACACAACATGAAGAAGCTGAACATCACTTACGATACCGCAGAGATCGAGAACGGTGAGAAGATCGTCGGCGAGGCCTGTTACACCGTCGAGTTTGCAGACGACCGCGTGGCGGATCGCCTGTTGGATCATGGCACATCTGGCGTTGCCGTCGCCGAGCTGGAGAAGCTGCTGCGCGTGGTGGAGCGGTTCAAGGGCCGGTGTTTCGTCCCCGGCAGTATCAAGCATTACGAACTGGTGAAGTAAACCCCGCCTGATGATGGCCCCGTGGCAAGGGCCGAAACACTCCACAAGGAGCGTCGCGGGAGCCTAAAGACCCGTAAAATACGATAAGGAGTTGATTTTCACATCATGGCAAAGTCGATTGTCCTTGACCGTGTGGCGGTCATTGCCGAAATGGCCCGCCAAGACATCACCACGGAGGAGCTGAGCCGCAAGGCAGGCGTGGGCCGTTCTGCTGTCCAGAAAGCCCGCATTGGTGGGGCGATGTGGCGGACGACCGCTGGGCACATCGCCGACGCTCTGGGCGTGCCGCTGGAGCAGCTGAAGCCGCCGCAGCAGCAGGAACAGGAGGTGCACCATGTTGAGCGCTTGTAACAACTCTGCCCCGGCGGCACCGTATGGCCGTTTTCAGCAGATACCCTTTTGGCGGCTGCGCGCCCTGTTCCGGGAGCGTGGACTGTACGATGAGGACGTGGCCGCGCTGGCTGGTATCACTGTATCTACTTTGGGCCGCAGGATGCGCGGCAACATTCCATGGTCGGGGGATGAGATCGCCGCCGTGTGCCGCGTCGTCGGTATCGTCAGAGGTGACGTTGGGGCGTTCTTCTTTCCTGACTTGCCCGACACAAACGAAAATGCCCCGGCGGACTGACCGCCAGAGCGAGAGATCAACAAACGATTTTTGGAGGTTTTGGACATGAAAATTCTGGAAAACTTCACCCGTCCTGTCACCGTGGCACAGCTCAACGGCGAGCTGTCCGGCATTGGCGCCCAGCTCATCGACATCGTACAGGCAGGCCCCGAAAGCCTGATGCTGTACTTCGACCACGTTGACGGCGCTGCCGACTGCCTGCGCCTGAGCGCCCAGCGCGGCCCGCAGGGCGCGCCGACTCTGGCCGTCGAGTTCCTGCCCGCTGAGGACG